AATACCTTGTTTCTTTGCTATACCTTTCTGTACAGCTTTGAATCCTGGATTCTTTTTTGCTTTCATTTTACTTTGTTTTTATTAATTACGAAGATAGTTATTTTCTGAATCTTGCTGTCTTTTTAGCTACAGATTTTGGTTGGCTCACAAATTGCTTACCTGCTTTGTTGCCTTCTGCTTTTGCTTTATTAGTAGCCGCTTTCTCAGATGAAGATAATGCTTTCCATGCAGCTTTAGGTAAATATCTGCGTTTACCTTCAGATGGTTTTCCTGATGAGGTAGTCCATTCCTGCTTGCTCCATTTAGATAAGCTGTTAGATTCTGACTTAGCGCCTTTATATCCGCCACCTGCGTCTTTATATCTTTTGACAGCTATCTGTGCTTTGCGAGCTGACCACTCACCTGGGTCTCCACCTTTACTTCCGCTTTTAACAGATGAAACTATTCTTTTCCAAAGACCTGGATTAGTTTTTGTAGCAGTACTCATAAATTACCATTTAACTCTGTTAGCCCAGTAGGCTGCGCTCATCCTACCTTTAGCAATATTTCTTCCATGTCTTGCTTTAAACGATGCTCTTTTCTTCTTCATTCTTTCAGATTCTCCTTCTTTAGGTTTGCCTGCTGTTTCAGCACCTTGCTCACCAAAGCGTATCGTTTTTACTTTGTCACCTTCTTTAGCAACTACAATGTGAGACTTCTTTGGATGGTTAGGAGTACGCTTAGGTTTATTATATCCTGATACTCCTGCTCTTTCGAGTCTTGAATCTTTTTTTACAAATGGCATCTTACTTAGATTTTTTCATCATTTTAGGCTTCTTCATATCCCCAGGCGCAATTACAATCATCATTCCACCTTTTTTACCATTCTCTTCTGAATCCATCTCCTCTTCATCCTCTTCCTTCTCATCTTCATCCTCCTTCATCATCCCCATTTCTTTCATGGCCTTATATATAGCCATAAATTTAGCTACCTCGTCTAAATTAAAGGTTATTTCGCTTTTTGCTGATTTCTTTTTTAAAGGCATTGTATTTAATTTTTATTGTCCTCCAAACATTTTCGCTAATTGCTCCTGCTCCATTCTACCTTGATTTATAACTTCTTGAGGGTCTATTCCTTGTTGAATAAGCTGTTGTTTAGCTATTTGCTCTTGTTGTTGAGCTACCATTTCTGCTTCAGCTTGAGCTTGCTGTTGTTTTTTCATTAAATACTCATCAACAATACCCTTTACATAGCCATCAAGAGGCTTACCTTCTTTATAGGATGTTAGCAAAACTTCATGTACAAATTTTTGAGTATTTTCATCATCTTTATATCTTGATGAAGTCTGTTCAATCATCATTTGATACTTAGCCTTAGCTTCTTCAATAGCCGCATCTGCCTGCATTTTAGCTTGCGCTGAACGCTCCTGTATCTGAGCATTCATCTCAGAGTTCTGCTGCGCCTTCTGCATTTCTGTTTGCATCTTTTTTTCCTTAGCTCTTGACAGAAACAGTTCCTGTAACTTAACGTTATCAATCCTTCTAATTTTAAAAGCATCGTCAAAATCAATCATTCCTGCTTGCATAGCTGTATTAATCATTGATTCCACATAAGCCTTTTCTACATCATCAGGAAGCATCTCTAGCTTGAAGTCAAAATACATTCCACCAAGCTCTGCATTACTAAAATATTCTCTATAAGCCTTTCCTCCATACACAACAGAATCATGTAGTAGTATTCCTATTTTCGTAATCGTTTGCTCACATATCTCCAAATAAGAGTCATAGATAAAATCAGTAGCATTGTTAGATTCACGAATTTGAGATTGAAGCACACCTAATCCCATTTTAGGATTAACGCTTGAACCTTCCCTGTATTCATTAATTCCTACCTCATCACGAATCTTAGCCACATAGAAATTGTAAACCTGTATAGCTGCATTGATTTGGTTAATGTTACCAATATTAGGTAATTCATTAATTGGCAAGTTCCTTCTTTCTCCGTCTTCATCTACACTATTATAATAAATATTACCTGTTTGGTCGTAAACTCTTTGAATCTCAAGAGGTTTAACTTGCCCTTGCCCTAAATCTACCTCCTTAAGACCGGAGATGTCAACAGCAATACCAGATGGTCTCATCTTGGCTAAAAGCTGCTGTATCTTCATGTGCGTAAGTGTAATCATACGAACAGAAGAACTGATTCTTTCGGCAAGAGGAGTATTGTTCATGCCTATATTATTAGGCATATATACTGAATAGCTGAAGTAAGCCTTAGACAGCTCTTTAGGATTAGAAGGTCTAATCATAGGGCTGTTAGGCTGGAACTTCAGCAAACGATTTGATTGAGGAAGATATACACCTGAGTATATTACTTCCATCTCTTTTTGGATAACAACTTTATCCTCTCCTACATTCTCTGGCTTTCCCTTCTTCCTTTCAACATATTTCCGGTTCTCCCGATTCTTTTCAACCCAAAACATTGGCCTCACCGTCTTAGCTTCAAAGAACAGAACCTCAATGGCGTAATCGTCATAAGGCCGGGAGCCCGGATTCATGTATTCATTCTTCCACTTAAATGTATATGGATTAACACAGTCTTTAGATGTCTTAGCTATTTCAAACAACTGCTCCTCTGTCATTCCAAACTGCTTACGCAATTCATAAAGTTTCATCGACTTACGATGCCCCATTACAGAGGCATCTCCTAAATCGTTTCTTTCTGAATAAGAACTAAAGAAATCAATAGGATTAATTGCCTCTACAACTACTGTTCCATCTCCATCAGCTCTGGTATAAGTAACTCCATATCCGGCATCTCTAATGTGACATAATAAGTTACGCTTGATGTCGTTCCAGTTGTTGTTCTGCATAACCATAGATGCTCCCCGTTCCATGAGGATTTCTTCTGGTGTTCTATAATCAACGTTGAAGAAGATGTCCAGCTCGTCATAACTTTCCGGTTCAAATGTTTCTCTATTCTTGTAAGTACCTAAAGCTGTGTCAGCCATTTTGTTAAATTCTGGCTCTAGCATTCTAAACTCTGCCATAGCTTTATCGTACTTCTTTCTTCTTACGCTAACTGGGTCTACGGCTGTACATCTTGGCTTCTCACCTCTTTTCATAAACCCACCAATGAGTACTTCCATAAATTTTGGAGCAATCATTGGAGGAGTCCAGTCAAGATTTACATACGACTGCTTACCATCAATATTGAGAAACTGCATATAGTCTCTCATGTCCTGTCTTCCTGTAGACAGCTTCATGTTCTTAGCTATCTCTACGTTTCTTTTCTCAAAGTATTCATTACTAGTAATAGAATGAACATACTTCGCCATTTTCTCACCTAGCTCGGCATCAGAAACGCCATCCAGGTTAAGCTGAAACTGCAATGTTGGATTATAAAACGGAGTCAAGTTATGTATTATTTTATCAAAAATACAAAATCTATCTTATGTTACTTATGTCGTACGTCTGAACGAAGCCCACAGACTCCTTCTTTTCTTTCAACACATTTCGTACATCACCTGCCGCAGCAACAAGAGCAATCATAAAAGCAACAGTAATATCCGACTTAGTTCTGCTGAAATGGTCATACTCTAGCATATCCTCAAATATCTCTTTGAAGAACATCTTATGAGAGTAATTATCCACCCAAAACTGAGCCAGTTCTAGCTGTTTATTTAAAGAGAATGGGTCCTTTGGAGATACCCCCCACGTCTGAACAGACTTACCCTTTCTATTGGGGTCAAGTACAGACTTGGGTGTTTTAGTAATAAAGTTCTTATGTCCTTTATCTATAAACCATTCAAAATAGTCGTCATTCGCATTTTCATAGGTAGCCTTACACCCAAAGTAATGGCAAGCCATAAGCACCTCCGTATGGAACAGATTCTTTGTTTTTGGCCTTCCTACATATAAAGCTACTGGCATACCAGTATTCTCTGGGTCGGTAGGGTCGTACTGCTCATATACCACTATAACACCATTAGAGCCTTTTCCAACAATAATAGTAGACGCAAATGGGTCAACTCCTATTTTATACTGATGCGTATTTGCCGGTTTCTTTCCTGAATCATCAAAGACAATACTATTTGGAAACCTAGGTTGTTTTAACAGCATCCATTTACCATTTGGGTCATCCCTATAGTCAACCTTATTCTTTTCATCCCATCCAAAAGTAATCCTTCTCATGGATGGCCGGTTATCTTTTAAGTATTCCAATTGCTGTCTAATCAACTGAATATTAAAGAAAGATTCGGATTCATCAGCAGCAAAAGCCTCCTCTTCGCTAAATGGCATCATACGCTTCTCCTCAAGCCTCATCTCATCGTCCTCTATCTTATCAATACGCTGACGCAAATACTCCTTAGCCCCCATACGTATCTCATCTAAAGTAAGCGTAGTAGTCTCTTGCAAAAACTTCTCCTGGTCTTTAGTAGGGGCATCTATTACAGATATTCCATATTTATCAATAAATCCCTCATACCCATCGTATGCCGGCTTAAAGTATCTATATAATCCAGAAGGAGTTGTCTTATGGAGCAACTGATTGGATTCATTCCATAATATTTTATATCCTGCACCACCATCTTTCAGCTTATTAACAGTAGATGGAAGTTCTGCAAAACCAACTTTACGACTACCCTTTTCTAGCGTCTTTCTTACAATAGACCAGTACCTTTGGATAGGAACATCTGTCGGGAATTTACCTCCCTCATCTATAAGTATCCTTGTATTTCTTTTGGAATCATAACTGTTTAGTTTTGTATTTTTAAAGTCTATCTGAGAGTTCAACCCTTCTGGCTTTTCCTTAATAGATGTCTGCTGTTTTTTCTTAACCCTTGATACCTGTTTCATAAACCTCAGTATCTTTTCTGGGTCATCACCTGCTGATATATCAGGTTTCATAAACAGCGGAAGGTTCCTGAAAGCATATACTACCATCTCTTTAAATACAGACTTGGCATCGTCCCCTGTTTTGGAAACAATACCACATTTTGCTTGTTCGGTAGTAGTGGCTGTATACAGCATATTGGAAGATGCTTGCGATGTAGCACCTTCACGACGTGATTTAACGCGTATTACACCAAGCACATTAGAAGACTTTTCGCAGTAATCTAGGAACAAATACCATCTTCTGTCGCAATCCCTGTATTGTGGCTTATCTCCATTTTCAAGTGTAAAGTAGTTTAGGAAGTAATAGTATTTGCCGGTGATATAAGTAGGTGTACCACAATTTAAAAACCAGTGACCATCACGACATTTGACTAGTTCTTTCATTATAAAATCCCATTGTTTATCTGTCCATAATGGAGTGCCTGATGGGTCATATTCTAGTTCATCAAAATAGTCAGGTATCTCTGTATATCTGAAGTACTGCTCTTTTTTGCTGTACTTACAGTTCTCCATCGTATATGCTGCCGGTTGCTTAGGGAGTTGGTACTCTATCCCGTACAAACTTACGCTTTCGTTTTTTTGCATTTTGATGCTCTTTTTTTACAAACGCTATTATAGGGTCTACAAACTTCTTGCCTCTTTCTGTTAGTTCATAAACATTGCGACTTCCACTCTTATATACTCTTACAAGATTATATTTTTCAAGTTTTGCTGCACATGTTTTTAGAGATGCAAATGTAATACCTGTATCTTCACTCCACAACCTAGCAACAGCTGTACCTTCTTCATTAGCACTTATCCACAATAAAACAATTAATTCGTAGCTTCTTAATTTTGTTCTTTTGCGTACAATACCTAACTTAGCGTATATTCGAGTCCACGTAATTATATCGTAATTGCGCGGATTCGTTTTGTCATTTGGGACCTCCCAGTAGTACTTTGCCCTGTTCCACTCCTGCTTTCGCATTAATTTTAAATCTTCTGTGCGGAACTTTTTATACTTTTCTTTCTCTGCTTTCACTTTCTCTTTCCACTGCTCCATCATCTTCTTATAGCGTTTGCTTAAAAAGTGATACTTTAGGCGCATAATGCTGTAATCCTTAATGTACTTTTCGTTCTTTTTAAGGTTTCTAGCGCGCATTTTTTGGTTCGTTTTTTTGAGTCCTATGGCTCTAAGCCTTTCGTTCTCGCATTTTTTGCGTAGCTTATTAAGGTATTCTATTACCTTATCTCCGCTATACATGCGCCCTCTTTTAACGAATATCCTGTCGCATTTAGGCTTTACTTTTTCAGGAACGTCTCCAGTGGGTTTCGAGGTATCAGTACTTTCTCCTCCTCCTTCGATTCTCCCACTTTGAGTTCCTTCTTGAGCCATAGCAGGTTCTGTGCTACGTCCTTGCTGTCTACCATTGCTTTCCATACGCGTTCAAAAGTTTTATCGTTTTTGGATTTAAATGATACGTATTCTCCGTTGAGTTCTTCCGCCAGTTTTACAAGTTGGTAGTTTAAGGCATGGTACAGCCCTTGCAGACCGTCTGCCTTATAGGTTTCTAGCTCCTTTTCTAGTTCCTGAACTCTTTGTTTCAGTTTTACTATATCTGTCATATACCTACTCTATGTGTTTCGTTTATTTCGAATGTATGGTCTATTGCCATAATATCTTCTTCTTTAATTCTTATGATACGATGCTCTCTTCCTTCGTGTGCATACACAACCTCGTAATCAGCCATAGTCTCTATTATAACTATATCGCCAACAGAGCAAAGCTCAAATCCTGATGGTGTACCCTTTATTACAACTCTATTGTTTTCTTTCTGTTCATTTACATCCGTTAAGATAATGGACTCTGTTTTTGGTTTGTAGTATATTCTATCTACCAGTAAAAAGCCTTCCATTGGTTTAGGCTCATTATTTTCAAAGTAAAAGAATATATGCTTTGGATTTACTTTATGCAGTTGCAGTTTCTTTTTACCACCATACAGAGAATCTTCATCTGTATCAATAGTATCAATTAGTGAATGCTCTGTAAATGAGTTATGCCAGCATACGATTGGTGTACCTTCTTTTAGGTTTGTTTTACCTGGGTCTTTAACGACAGCATTGACGGCATTCTTTTCTCTTTCGTTCCAGCCAAAGTCTTTGTCGATAAATAATTTGATGTCTGTTCCTGCAATTGTATGGGAGTATTTATCTTCTTTATCTACTATAACGAGTAGTTCTCCCCTTAGTGGTTTGGGATTCATTCTGTTTCTATTTGTCACAAATATAGGAAATATTTCGGACGAAAAAACCCCACCTAAAAAGATGGGGTTATTAACCAATTAACCAAACCAAACCATGAACAAAGTTTATGGATAAACGCGAATTTCAATAAATACTAATGCAGCCGTTCCCCCTCCTTGGCTATTATTAGATGGAAGAATTGAGCTATATCTAACTTGAGTATTTGACATTCTTCTTCCATAAAAGTTAAATGTTTGCCCACCTGATGTATAATTTGTAGATTGTACCCAGGTTTTTCCAGAAGGGAATGCTGTGCTACCAGTCATATTAGCATTACAATCAAATCCATTTCCAGTCCATGCTATATCATTAATACCATCTCCGGAACCATTTCCGATTGTATTTCTAAATACAGTTAAACTTGAAACTCCAGTTCCTGAAATTAAGAAAGATGCTGTATACACTTTATAAGGAAGTCCTGCGTTAGCATCTACATAAGCTTTAACAGCATTTTGAGTAGGGTAAAGTGTATTACTTGTACCTAGCGCTGTTGAAGTAGACTTATTAGCTACATTTTCAGGAGTATATCCAAGACCAGAGTTAAGGATATTCCAGTTTCCAGCAGTTTGACCAGGAGCGTCTGTTAATGCTCTGAAGCTAGCACCAGTAACTACAGCTGTAGTTCCTAAGAATCCATCAGCAGCGCAAAACCAAATGTCTCCTTTTTTAATAGCTCCAGCAGTACCGCTACCACCAGTTGTAGGCCATCCACCAGGAGAAGATACGCTAGGGGTAAAGTTACCTCTATCGTTCAAAAGTCCTACAATCAATGAATCTGCATAATCTTTAGAAGCTTTTACGGAAGGATATTTTGTATCGCTAGTTCCGTCAGCTGTAACAGAAACAGATTTATTTGCTACATTCTCAGGAACAAATCCGATGTTAACTCCTTCTCCTGATTGTATTACTCTGCTCCAGAAGCCATTTGCTCCTAAGAAAATATTGTTATCATCTACTTCTCCACTTCCAACCCATTCAAAAATACCTACATCTTTTACCAAAACTTGGTATTCTGGTCTTCCATTTAATTGTGCTAGGTCAGCTGTAGTTTCAACTACACCTTCCTTATTGCTTCTTGGTTTTAATAAAATTGCCATTATTTATTTTTTTTGTAAATTTAAAACTAATTAAAAGTATTTAGCTATTAATCCTTCAACAGATTACTTTTCTTTTCTTGGAAGATACCATAGTTCAGGCCACATAGCAACAGTTCCTGAGCTGATAAATGTCAGTCTATAGTACAGTGCTGTTGGTTGAGACTTAGTGATAAGTGCTGTATTTACTAATTGATTAGACAGGATTAAGCTGTCAGTAGTGATGAAGTTAGTACCATCAATACTTTGAGCAAGAAAGAATTTTCCGGCAGCAGTACCTGAAACTCGATTAAATACAGGTTGTAATACAATCCCATTAAGCGTAGTAGATAGCGTGATGTTTTTTACAACGGTATCGGTATTGATTAATGAGTCGACACCTACGAACTCAATCTTTTGAGCTGGTTGAGCATAACAGTAGTTAAACCCTAAAATAAAAATAACAGCAATTAAAATCTTTTTCATTTAAAATGTTTTTACAAATATAATAGAAAATAGTTTACAAAATAAAAAAACCCATCAGCAGGACTACCGATGGGAATTAAGTTCTCTTTCGAGGCTTTCACGAGGATTCAAAGATACGACAAAAGTGTTGAAAAAACAAATTTGTTTAAAATATTTGCTGTTATTATCTTTGATGTAGTTCTTTTTATAAGTTCTTAACGAACAAAATACGCACTATCCTCTTAGATAGTTACGGCTTTCACGAGATGTAGGTTTACCACATCAATCAAAAGCCCAGACGTCGGGTAGTTACTGTTAAATAAACAGGATGTGTCCCCGATAGCGTAGCAAATGGTTAAAGAATATAAAGACCCTTATAGGTAACAGCTGTTAAGAGTTTTGAGACTTTTACAGGATATTAGGGCTGTTATGAAGGTGTACTACTACGGTAGCAACGTACGGTATAAGGCATAAATCTTTAACTAATGTAAACGAAATTCAGCCCGTACTAAGGGGATACTATGCGCCTACACATAATACGGATATAAATAACAACCCTAAATTAGCTGTTATTCATATCCTACCCATACTACATACCCAACGCACACAAACCCGTCTAAATAACACCCCCACACCACTACATAACAGCACCGCAAACACATGAGGTTTTGAAAAAACCGGGTAGGTTAGCTGTTAAATAATAACACATTTGCCGGTTATGACGAGTTTTAAAACGGGATTTAATACGTAGGAGGTTGAGATAACCCCCCTACCCCGTCCGCTGACCCGTATTTGGGGAAGCTGTTATACAAACCCGTGTACCTCCGGCCGGATGCGAAGCGGTTACGCGTCCCCGTTAGCTGACTAACTTTTCAGAGGGAAAATAAAGCAAACCCATTTTTTTTTATGGTTGATTGAGGCCGGCTGTGTTGCTACCCTTCCCCCATATACTATCCCCCACAAAATAACCCATTGTAATTTTTAATATCTGTTTTTTGTATCGGGTAAATTATCCTCTGTTGATACTATGTATTTATAACAGATACTTTGCTAATTAATTTAGTATTATATGCTAATTATTTTAGTTAGATATTTTCTAAAAAATAGTTTTAAAATTTAGAAAATATTTATATGATTGTAATACATTTATACCTATCTTTGTGAGGAACGAACAAAAAAAGATAGTTCGTATTTATTCATCTCTAAATCAAAACACAATGAACACAAAAACACAATCCCCCGAAATTACTTTGAGCAATGACAAAGTAGAAATTTCCCTTAATCATGTAATTACCACTAAGGCAAAGGAAAATGAAACGGCAAAACAATTAGCTAAAAGAATCGCAAAGGAAAAGCGCGCGGCCACTAATCAGGCGCGGCAAATATTAGCGAAGGATATTAAAAGCCAATTGTTTAACCTTGAAGTAATTGAGCTGATATTTTCCACCAATTCGCGCGCTGCATCTGAGGTATTTTTGGCTAAATTATCAGATGAAACCGGCAAAGAAATTACTATTGAAAAGGTGCTAAAATTACCAAAAAGGGAGATTTTAGATTATGTAAAGGAAATTGAGGCGGCGCGAGGTATGATACGCGGCGGTATCAACCCGACTGAATACACTAACATAATCGCGCGTTATTATCGCGGCATAAAGGTAGGCGCAATTACTGATAAAGATACCTTACTAGCCGTTTATAATCAGGAAATAATATAATAAGGTCGCGCCTATTAGCGTATAAAGATACGCGCGAAAATCGTATTTCATAGGCGCACAAAGGCAACATTAATGCAAAGTAGTTGCCAATATATAGAAAAGACATAATATTATCAAGGGGAAAAATGCGCGGTGCATCTCTTGTATGATAAAATCAGGCGCGGTGCTATATTATGTTAATTCGTTTATATTACTTTGCAAGTTCTTTGCGAAATTAGGCGCGGATATATTGCGGTGCAACTAATTAACTTGAAAAGCTCGCACGCGTACACTGGCCGCCCTTTGTACGTGGCTGATAGTATTTGATAAGATTATCAGCGTGAAGCCCGGGAACTAGGATAAGGCTTTTATATAGAAAAATATATCTAAGGTAAAAACGACTCAAAATTCATTCTAAACAAAACCGGCAAGGCATATCATGTCTATACCTATACTCGCCCTGATGTTAAACAAAGGGTTGTTTTGTTTATACCTAAACTGAATTTTTTATAATACTTTGGGCAAATCGGTATACATAACGCGCGTCTATTTTCAACGTGCTAAAAGCCGACGGGACAAACTTTGCTGTCCTTTGCCCGCTATTTCTTCACCACTCAAAAACAAAACAAAATGAAAAAGACGACAAAAGAAATCTTATCAGTACTTGCCTTTATCGTAATCGGCTTACTAATTGCTGGGTTAATTGAATCATTATAAACATTCTAAACCTAAACAGCTATGGACTACAATAAATGGGCAAACGAACTAAACGTAGGGGCTTACTATCAAAAGCCTATACCTAAACCTACATGCCACTACTTCGACACATCAGTATTTAAACAATCTCTAAACAAAAAACAAAACCTAAATTTTATGAAACTCTTCAAAAAACTACTCGGATTTTTAGCTGTCATCATCATCATGTCATCTTGCAGCCGCTATACCAACGGAGGCGGAGGAGGATGCGGAGTATGGTATCCTAAAAAGTATTCAGGAGATTACACACCACGAAACACATCATGGAGAAGTGCATCAGGAGTGCATTAATAGAATTGTGTTAGAGTGAAGATAGCCGGTAACAGTTAGGCTGACCGGCTTTTTTATTTTACACAAAGTCAACAAATCACTTTACTAATTTTTAAATTAATCAATCTAAAACTTTACCATGCAACAGATTACAAAACAATTTGAAACATCAAGACAAGCGGAACGATACCTAGAAAAGCTATACGGAATGTACAGCTATGTAAGGCTGATAATATTTCCAAGATATTCAGAATCAGGCACTTATATATTTGAAGTAAACAATTAATAAAACTCTAAAACAAAACACAATGAGAACTCAAACACAAATCGAAATCTACGGATTATCAACAGACGGAATCGCCTACTGCGAAGCTGAAGGTATGTCAAAAGTATTCGGAGCATACGCAAATGACTGCCCAGGAGAATACATAATGGAAGTAGGGTTTAATTCTAACTCAGGTTATGTCTACATTGCACTAGAGAACGGAATAAGTATCTGTTCAATGCTAGGCAGAGAGGTAGAATACCTTGTAACAGATGTTGAAGACGGAGAAGAACATTTCTTTGACAGCTACGAAGAGGCTCAAACATTCATTAACAAATAAAAACAAACACAATGAACACAGAAACAAACTACCAAATCGAAATCATCCATGATGAACATCCATCTAACCCACGTACAGAATGGGACAACCTTGGCACAATGGTATGCTTCCATAGAAGGTATACGCTAGGAGATATTGGTCACGGCTACCGTTCATCCGACTTCAACTCATGGGATGAACTTAAACAGCTAATTATAAAGCAAGTAAAGCCAGCTGTTATACTACCCATCTATATGTACGACCATTCAGGAATAACAATAAGCACGCAGCCATTCGGATGCCGTTTCGATAGCGGACAAATCGGCTTCATCTATATCGGAAAGCTTAAAGTAATGAAAGAGTATAACGTAAAACGTATAAGCCGTAAACTAAAAGATAGACTAACCGAATACCTCAAGGGTGAAGTTGAGTATTATGATAACTACCTAACCGGAGAAACTTATGGCTACAAAATAACTAAAGACGGAGAAGAAATAGACAGCTGTTGGGGATACTATGGATATGAGGATGTAAAAAATGTAGCCAATGAACAACTAATGTACTACAAATCAAAAGAAGTTGTATCTTTATAAATTATTATTCACACTTTAAACAAATCAACATGTCACAAGAAACACAATCATTTGAATTTTACGTAGACCGTAAAGTTACAATCTGGGCAAGAGAAAAGCATTCTGTCGAAGCTGCATCATACGAGGATGCAAAGCGGATGATGATTGAATCATTTGACAATCGCACATTCGACAGTACATTCTACGAGAATGAATACTTGTATGAAACAGAACAAGATATGACTCCGCAACAAAATGAAAACAGGGCAACGCTGGAACTATACAGCGACCTAGAACATGGCGAACTTATATCTAATAATATTAAACAAATCACACACTAAAACAAATCAAAATGGGAACACGTTCACTAACAGCCTTCATCATCAAAGGCAAAGAAGACAAAGAATTTGCTACAATGTACCGTCAGTTCGATGGATACCCTGAAGGGCATGGCTTACAGCTGGCTGAGTTTCTAAACAAAGGAGAAGAGCTAACGTACAATGGTATGGGATGTCTTGCTGCTCAGGTTGTAGCTAATTTCAAAACAAAATGTGGTAATATATACCTTGAAATTCCAGGAGACAGATACCTAGGAGAAGAGTATGTCTACGAAGTATATACTAATAACAAAGGCCAACTAATGATGAGCTGTTTCGATGTATGGAAAGGTAAGACTATATTCGTCGGCACTCCTCAAAAGTTCATAGCTAAGTATAAAGTAAAAGAGACAGTATAACTATTCATTCACTCTAAAACAAAACAAAATGAAGTACAATCTGTTCACAATGACAAATGCCAAGACTAACAAAGGTGAGAAACTTGGCGTACTTACCGGCATACTATACCTAGCACCGGCCAATATATCCGGATACGAGGTATGCCCTCGCAGGTCAGAAGGATGTACAAAATCCTGCCTATACTCAGCTGGAATGGGCAAATTAAACAGCGTACAGAATGCAAGAATAAAGCGTACTAAAATGTTCTTTGAGAAACGCGAACTGTTTCTTTCTATGCTTAAGCTAGACATTAGGCTATTAGAACTAAAAGCTAAAGACGAGGGCATGACCCCGGCTGTCAGACTAAACGGTACATCTGACATAGACTGGGCTCGCTTCGGTATCATGGACGAGTTCCCAGGAGTTATCTTCTACGACTACACCAAAGTACTTAGAAGATTAGATAAGCGGCCAAGTAATTATCATTTAACATTTAGCAAGTCCGAGTCTAATGAAATAGAATGCTTAACAGCCATAAAGATGGGGCATAACGTATCTGTTGTATTTGATGTAAGCAAGAGCGACGAACTACCTAGCACATGGCAAGGAGCACCCGTATTTGATGGCGATAAGTCTGACGCTCGCTTCCTCGACCCACAAGGCGGCTACATCATCGGACTACGCGCTAAGGGTCAAGCTAAGAAAGACAAATCCGGATTCGTAGTTAACTTAAATTAATAATAATTAAACCAAATAACATGAACTTAGTAAAAGAACAAATAGAACAGGGCTCAGCATCCATCATTATTGAACTACATAATGGAGACATAGTAGTAAAACATGGAACAGATAAAAGCATACTAAAGAAAATAGATAATGTAAAATACGGAAGCTGGAGTAAAATATGGAAAACGCTCAATATGATTCAATCTGTTAATAATTAAATGAAATCACATGACACAGAATCAAACCACGACAATGTCTCAAGAGACAATGGAAACAATTTTCGAAACCCTATGCATGTTAAAAGATGCAGGGGATACAATCAGCTTTAAACTATGGCCTCCTAAATGGACCAATATAATAATGCCAGATGATAATATAATGGAAATTAACGCAGGTGGCAACGGTACATTCTACGGAGTATCAGAAAAGTTTTATGACGAAATGGTAAGAATATTTAGCCGGCACTAAAATCGTTCACTATCACGATTTCTTGGTCGACTTGCCATTCGCACCATTACGACTACGGTTTTTGTGTTTTGATTCCATAACGAGCTTACCAGTCTTGGTATGGCTCATATCTTTACCATCACCATTTCCGTACGTACCGGCCTTGCGATTGGCTTTGTTCAACTTAGACCGATATTCCCTACGCTCAGGAGTGCTATGATACAGCGAATCATAAGCTGCCTTACGCTTCTTAGCATCTGGATTCTTATCGTAATACTTTTGAGTTTTTGACTTCATACAACAAATATAATAACAATTAAAATCAAATCAAATTGAAGGAAAATTAATCTTTAAACACGACAGATGGTATGTAGACAAAGTAGACGAAGACCTACTCATCCCACTATGTCAACCAGATGACGATTACATCAAGTCACTTGATGATGAGTACATTGTAAAAATGGTAAACGGAAGAATCGTAAACTTTGAAATAGTTACCGAGTTCAGCCATCCCGAACTGTTTACCGGCACTGCCTGGGGAGAAGGAGAGATACAGGCGCAACTAGTAAACAACCAAAGGATAGAAACATGGGACGACATCTACATGAAGCACAGACACATGGCAGATGGAGACTTCATAGACTACCTTTACAGAAACTACTACCCACCTAGAACAAAAATGCCATTTTAATTTGGTGGATTAAACTAAATGTAGTATATTGCGTAACAATTTAATAAAGCTATATGAATAATGTAGTTTCCATTTTCGTAGGGTTTTTTTCTTGCTGTTATCTTTGGGCGTTATACCTGGAGATAAAGGACAACTACGAAGAAAAGAAAAGTAAAAGGATTTATTAAAATATTAAACTCTAAACAAATGACACTCTTAACAGTTATTATCTTGCTATTCTTTGCAGCGTACTGCCTTACAATACATTTACTTATCCGGCACTTTATGTCTGGAGAAGATATAGAAACAGAACAACAACCTATTGACAATTTATCCCACTACTAATGACTAAGCAACAGTACTTTCAACTCAAGCAGGCAGACCCGATGGGCGTAGTTTACGAATACTACAAAGAGAGATACGATAAGTTCAAACATAAACCATTCCTTACGAGGAAAGAGTTTGATACATTCGCTCCAATGTGTATCGACGTAAACCAAGTCTATACTAAGGTATGTCAGCACTACGACAGCGAACTTAACTGCGTAGAACTGAGAGATAAAAAAGGAAACCCAATTATGATATATTAAAAACTAAAGCCATGAACATTTACAGAATTAAAACAACATCGTACGAAGAAGAAGATTTCTATCTATTGACAAACCTTTCTGAAAGTCAGATAGAAAAAGCAATAACTCCTATAGTGCAGGCAGAAAGAAATAATCCTGATGCAGAAGAATGCTTTTACGACAATGATATGCTAGTAGAGGCAATCAAGGAGAAATACCCATCAGCAACCGTTAAGATGTACCAAGAATTTGATACTATAACTATTTAAACCAAATAACATGACAGAAAACAGCATCTATCTAACAGACCTAATCACCAATCTATCTAAGCCAATGCCTTACCAATGGCGCGTGCAATCATTCAACAAGGGCAATACCAAATGCACCTGCGTAGCCTATATAGATGCCCGTCAGGCGATGGATACCCTAGATAAGTACTGCTCCTACGGATGGACTAAAAAGTACTACGACATCAAGGGAAGCATCTACTGTTCGATAGGTATAGTAATGCCGGACGGTACTATTATTGAACGCCAGGATGTAGGCTCAGAAGGTAACTTTGAGGCTGAGAAGTCAGCAGCATCCGACGCTTTCAAACGTGCAGCTGTTAACTTCGGAGTTGGTAGGTTTCTGTACGACCTAGACATCGTAGACCTTAACGCAGGCAGCAAGGAGTTCAACGGTAAGCAGTATCCATATCCGGCAGACGATAAGGGTAATAAGATATGGGACTTAACACAGTACATTAATGACCTACATGGAGTAGTCAACGGAGTACATCCATTGCAAGAGGCACTACAAAAGCTGGCAGTAATGAAGGATAAAGCAGCAGCAATCGAATGGGCCAAGACGCTACCCGATAAGATAAAGACTCATGCGTCTTTCCGTCAGGCATTCGCTAAACAATTTTGATTATCTTTGCAGACTGCCGCTTATAATTATTTGAAACTGTTAGTAAGTTAATGATTATTAAAGGGGGCGGCAGTATAATGGCCGGGAGTTTAATTCCCGGCTTATTTTAGTACATATAGTACGAATACAACCCAAAATCTAAACTAAATGATATACTTTATACTATTTGGAATTGTAGCAATCATCAGCTACTTATGGGTGAATGCAATTGCTGAAATGAAAAAAGAGCATCCGGACTACAAGGGTGACGACTTTTTAAACTGGTAAATCTAAACTAAATGGACTATATAATCAACAACGAAGACAAATCAATAGAGCATAACGGAGCAAAAGTATTACTTCCAAGGAAGGAGTTCATGCTGTTCAAATACCTTAAAAGTAATCCTAACAGAATAATAAGCAGAGATGAGCTGCTTGAAAATATATGGGAGAATGGAGTGGTAGTTTTGTCAAGGACAATAGATGTACACATGAGAAGGATTAGAAAGAGACTACCTGGCGCACCCATAGTAACAAGAAGATGCTACGGTTATATGTATAAAAAATAATAAAACATCGGAAAATATCCGGTAAAACGATTTTTATTCACCATTTAAACAAAACAAACATGAAAAGAGTATCAATTTATCTGTACAACGACAGATTGCCTTATCTTAAAAACGTTATTGAGCAACTATCTTGCGATGACATTTTTAAAATAGTATCAGTTGAAGAGCACTCAAAAGATATGTCATTAGTTACATTTGAATATTCGCACGACAAAGAGTCTAGTATTTGCCTGCTATTCTTTGCAGCAGGATTCAACATGGGGCTAGATAAAGGATTCGATATATGCGTCCCAAAGCAAAAAGCCATAGACAACATTTAACCATTAAACCCATATACCATGACAATTACAAACGAGTACTTACAGGAACGCCCACTGTCGTTCAGCTCACTGAAACAGTTTATCAAATCTCCTCAACACTACATCCAGTATCTGACGCAGGACAAAAAACCCACCGAGTCTATGATGCTAGGCTCTGTCATCCACAATCTTATACTTGAGCCGGACAACTTCGACTCTAAGTTTATCATCGAGCCGGACATCAACAAGCGTACCAATCAAGGAAAGGAAGACTACCAAAAGTTCCTCGATTCAGTAGCAGAAAAGAACCTGCAAGTTGTAGAGCCTAAGACTTTCATCAAGGCTAAGGAGATTGTAACGCAACTCATGTACAGCCCAACGTACAACTATATCAAACAAATGACCGATAAAGAGGTTAGATTTGATAAGCAGTACAGTGGTATTCCTATCTGCGGATACATAGATGGCATGAACGATGAGTACAACTTCGAGATTAAGACTACCTCTTCATCTGACCCAGATGACATCAGGCGCGATTTCTATAATCTAAAGTATCATCTTCAGGCGGCAATGTATCAGTATTACAATGGCAAGAAGATGATTTATATCGTAGTAGAAACAACAGCACCATACCTTAGCAGAGCATTCGTAGCATCCGATAGCTATATGAAAGAAGGGTATAAGCTGTTCGAGAAAGCTATGACTGATTTCTCGTATTGCCTAAGCATGGACCAGTTCGATATGGGATACGAGTTCTATGGCGGCTCAGACATCGCAGTACTTGACCTCCCTTCATGGGCTAAAAAGACAGACGATGTGGTTGCTTAAAGCAAAGGCATACTATCTGTTCGGGATAAAGATGTCTATCAATAGCTTCATAGGTAGCTCAATGATACTGTTCTTTGTAGTACTATTCATACTAGTAAACATAACAGAAGAGACATCGCGATTAATAAACTACTTAAAAAACAAATGATGGAGATAATTAAAATAGCATCCATATATAAGGTAGGAATATTTGCGCTGTCATTATACGTGCTGTCCTTTGCTATAGTATCTATCGGCAACTTGATTACTTACATTAAAAACAAATACTAATGAACAGAATAGATGACCTGGTAATGGTTCCTATCATGTGGCTTCCAAATAAAGTACTAAGGCTACTGAAAAAAGAAGACGTCAGAAGCGACAAGATGATAGACTTCTTTACAGACGAACTTTCTGGCGACGGAGACATATACTACATTGACACAGCAGGGAGACTTATAATAGAGCGCATCAAGATGTCTGTAATGGAAGATGCAGTACTTACAGGAGTTTCTAGTACCGCTTTGGTATGCGACATAAAGCATAATCATGTTATGTTTCCTAGTCTTGAAAAAGTATATTGTGAAATTCGTGGGAAAAGATGTACCTTAGAGCTGTCGTTTGACGACGGACTATTATCTCAGGTAAATTCAATTATTGTATGACACCCATAGGAGTGCTTATCGAATCTACTCTCAAAGAGTTATCCGAAAGAACAGGTATAAAATGGACAGCCCAACTAACATCAAAGGGATTTATTGTATACCGTAAACAAACAGACGAGGATTATATAGCCGCTGAATATAACAAATGGCGAGATGCCTGCTGTGCAATATTCAACATAGGCTACGAAACCCTTGACAACGACATACGCAACGGTAAGAACGTAAGCCCAAGACATTGGTGCTGGTACATGATGACATCAATCTCTGGGGTAAACATTGACAGCATCGTTAAGCTTCTAAACGGGCAGAAGAACAGAACATCCGTTCTTCATGCAATAAGAAAAATACACAACTTCCTGTATCGCAAAACTCCAGACAGGAAGTCGATAGATGTGTACGGTAAACTAGTGGAGTATTATCAATCTTTAAAATAAAAAACAATGGCAGATTTCGTAAAAGGAATGTTCCCAAAGCAAGGAAAGTACGGAGTAAAAGTATCTTTCAAAGCAGCAGAATTTATTGAAGAATTAAATTCTAAGAAAAACAAAGATGGTTTTGTTAATGTAGAAATCAAAACTTCTAAATCAGGCGACAAACTATACGCCCAGTTCGATACATGGGAACCAACAGCAAAAAGCTCTGCTCCTGCACAAGCGACTCCTCAGCCAGCTAAGGCTAAAGGGAACGTGTACACAGAGGATGATGGGCTTCCGTTCTAATCTGTTCTACTGAAACGTAAGATAGCTGCCCCTCGTAATCGGGGGGCATTTCTATCAGCATGAATTTTTCCAAAAAAACCATTCACTATCACGATGCCAAACGTAACACTATTCAAAACAATAACCGACACCACAAGGCCCGTACTACAGCCGGTGGACAAGGTTCTTGAGTATATTAGGGACGGAAGGTGGAAGGATAAGATAGAGCGCATCAGGAACTCACATGACGAAGATGAAGTAAGCAGCCTAAAAGCTGAGTTGCCATGTATCCTTTATGCCGGAGAGTTTACTATAGAGGTAGAGAATGATAAAGGACAGCCTACCTACCGAAAAGATGAATGCCTATCAAAACACAGCCATCTAGTCCCGATAGATATTGACGATGTAGATAATATTGATGACGTAATAGATTCCATGAAGAGAGACCAATTTGTCCATGCTATATGGAAATCACCATCTGGTAAAGGGTGTCATGGACTGATTAAAATAGGAGATGGAAAGAGCCACAGAAGACACTATAACTCAATCATCAAACGCTACAAGATTCTTGATACAACTGCTCGTAATGAGTCTAGGATTCTGTTCGTATCATACGACCCTGAGCTATACTACAACAAACACAGCAGCGTATTTTATGATGTTGAAGATGACCAGGAGGTTACATCTACTGGAGAGCTGTCAATCAATGGCTCCGGAACTACAGATTATAAAAAGATAGATGTAGCTGCTAAGATGGTTCGTCTTGCTCCTGATGGAGAAAAGCATAATGTATTATTAAAAGCTTCTGTACTTCTTGGCGGTTACATTGCTGCCGGAAAGGTAGAAAGAGAAGTAGCTGAGAGCATCCTATACCACGAGATATGCAAGAGGGATATTAAAGACGCTGCATCAGCTAAAGGCACTATAGGAGATGGTATCACTTATGGCATGCTAGCACCCATTCATCAAACAGAGCAAGCATTCTCGGAAGCTTTGGATATTATCAAGTCTGTTGAGGATGAGCTTAGTTTCCTTAGCAGCTCTGATGACGATGAGCTGTATATCCGTAAGTTCCGCCAGGGACTTATAGAGACAGGAAAGGGATTCGGATACCATAAGCTAGACGAGTACTTAGTGCTCAAGGAAGGGGAGTTTTACGGCTTTGTAGCCCACTCTAATGTAGGTAAGACGACTGTTATACTTTGGCTTATCCTTGTATCTGCTGTTAATTACGACTGGAACTGGATGATATATACGGGAGAGAATAACCCGGCAAATGTCAAGATGCGCTTGATAGAATACCTTACCGGCAGAAAGATAAAGGAAGTGCCTGAGCATTGGCTCAAATACGCTATGCGTTTCATCAATGACCACTTCTACTTTATCTCTAACGATAAGACCTACGACTATATGGAGCTGCTTGGCTTTGCTGAATCGCTGTCTAGACACAAGTCTTTAAAGGGTATCTTTATTGACCCTTACAACTCACTGAAGTCTAATGTAACAGCATCCAAAAGCAAATACCAGTATGACTACGAAGCATATAGTGATATGCTGTCATTTACTAACAGAACAAAGATTACGCTATTCCTAAGTGCCCATACCAATACGGAGGCGCAGAGGCTGTTAGATAATGATGGCAATCAGAAGATGCCTCATGCTACGATGGTAGAGGGTGGTGTTGCCTTGTATAATAAGTGCCACAACTTTGTCGTATTCCACCGCAAGATTAAAGACCCTAACGAGTGGATGTACACGCAGATAAGCGTTGATAAGGTACGGAACAAAGACACAGGTGGACAGCCAACACCAAAGGCAGAGCCGGTACTACTCAGGATGCAGGGAGGAGTAGAGTTTTTAGAGGATGGAAGGCTTCCATTTGACAGAGACTTCCTGCCTACTTATGAATCTTAAAATAAAATAATAAAGCAATGAAAAGAACAAAAATTACAAGATACACTTGCGGAAATAGCGAAGTAATGTTTGAAAACAATAGAACCGGAGCTTGGGTAGAGCATTCTGAACATGTAAGCATAATGATGCATACGGCTATTGAGTTTGCCAAGTGGATGCGACAAGAAGACACTCCAATAAATGCCGCAAAATATGTAGGATTTACCGACAAGGATATGTATAATTTATTTTTAAAAATTAATAAATGAAGAAGAAAGAAAAAACTAAAATTTCGATTTTAATATCTTATGTTGACGGTATTCAGTCGCATTTTGACCCAGTTATGGGAGACTTTACAACTAAAAACTATACCGATTTTTTGGTTTATGCAACATCTTTAACAGATATGTATAAAAGAATGAAGTTAGAAAAAGGAATTTCAAAGTCACAGATAATAGTAAAAACGCTACTATAACGATTATTTTTAATTAAAACAATGGATGAGTTATGACGAAGAATGAATTTGTAAAAGAGTTGAAGGCTTATTTCCACGAGTGGGACTGGAGGCCGTTTGATGAGAATAAGGTAATCAGTATGCTAGAAAAGTTCCAGGATAAAGTAGAACCCATATACATTCTAAAGAAAGTGTACCTGGAAGCTAAGCCTATTGTTAACTTAAAAGAGAACCAAACAGTTATAGATGCTGTTGCTGATGAGATATGCAGGGAACATGGCATAACCATAAAGGAGCTGAAAGCTGACAGCCCTCTTAGCTGCTATAAAGATGGCAAGAAAGGGTCTATGAAATATGTCGCAGCAAGAAGGGATATGTGCAGAAGAGTATTTTCGACAGATGACACCATAACAAAAACAGAACTAAAGGAATGGTTTGGCTACAAATGCCACTCCTCTATTATTCACTTATTAAACAAATACTAAAATGAACACAGAACAAAAACTAAAAGATGTAATCGAAATGAGTATTGCTCAAACAAAAGAAAGAGCAGATACAACAAAAGTTCTTTTTGATGAATTATTGTCGTACATTACACTATCTTTGCAAGAAGCTTACAACACAGGATATAAAGACGGTTACGACTGCTCTAAATTAGATAACGGTAGATAAAACAGGTAAATATGTACAAATTTGAAAATGAAGCTTATAATAAAAAGCTACAAGAATGTATTGCGGAATACGAGGTGTACCGCAAGATGATGCTGGAACAAGTAGACTTCTCAAACCCTCAATCCCTCATCCAAAGATTACAGACGCTTACATCCCATAACGCATGGGTGGGTAGACTAAAAGCATCTTTCGACTTCTTAGTTGACAAGGCTACAGCATCTGAGATGCGTAAGATAGACCACGATTCAATGCCGGCAAAGAAGTACGATGCTATGGTGCGTGATGGCGTAGGGCTTGTAATAGTATTCCCTAAAGCTCTTGAGATTATGATTAAGGAATCTCACTACGCTATGGATGCTATACGTAGTGCGCTGTCTTATTCTAAAAAGGAAATGGAAAATTTAAACTATTAATCATGACAAAGAAAACAAGGAAAGACCCAAGAAACAGACTAGGCTCAGGTAAGCAAAAGTCTGTAGTTATAGTATCGGTAAGACTTTCATACGACGAATATCAAAGTATTGTATCTTTATGCAAGGACAATGACGTTACGATGTCTAACTACATAAGAAAGAATATAATTCCAGATGGAAACTAAATCAATACCTGATAATGTGTTATCTGTTTATGTAATACAGGTTATGCAAGATATATACAGCGTAACTATTATAATAGACAAGCCTGTTATTGTAAATAACGATACACAAACAAACTGGTACATAAGAGATTTCTGTAACCATATAACCGGCATGATGTACGACGCTAGGACATCTCCATTACTTGCAGAAAAGATACGAAATGCAATTATAAAAAGAGATAAGTTTGACGCTGAGTACATATACTACAAAACTCTAGCAAAATATGAAATATAGAAGTGACTTTGACCTTGACCTGTCAACTGGACAAGAAGGAGAAGTTATGGTACACGATATGCTGCAACTATCCACAATCGAAGTAAAGACAGATTTCTTAGCAGATAAGACAGGAAACATAGCTGTTGAGTATGAATCATGGGGTAAGCCATCAGGCATAGCCACTACATCAGCAAGGCATTGGGTGTTTGTTATTCCCAATAAAATAGCCATTTTTGTTGAAACTACTCGACTAAAAGAGATTGCAAGGAAGTTCTATCAGGAAGGTAAGGTGACTAAAGGTGGAGACCTGGACAAATCTAAGATGGTGCTTATACCTATAACAGAACTTATTCACGGATAAAAAATAAATTATGACACAACAAACAGCTGTTGAATTTATTGAAAATCTTATGATTAATGGAAAAATAAGATTAACTCAAGAGCAGCATAGTCTATGTAAAGAGATAACAGACTTAGCTAAAAAAATGGAGAAGCAGCAAATAATAGAAGCCTTCTATGAAGGTATGGATTACTATATGGATTACAATAAGGATGCTGGCAAGTACTACGATAAAACATACGGCTAATGACTGAAGCATTACTGTACATCAAATGTAGCGACGTTCCTACCAGTATGACGATGGGTAAACGTAAGCATTACCTTACAAGTAATCTGTTCTATGGTGGTGTACACTGGATGGTAAGGAAGAAAGTTGTAGAGATGTGTAAACTATATCTTCTTAGTGAGATTAAAGAGCCTCTTAAACAGGTAAATCCAACTAAGCTCCCCATTAAGATAGAGATAGTTTACCACTCTGCAAGACATACCTTCGACCTGGATAACAAGTCCTCATTCTGGCTAAAGGTTCTGCTCGATATGATAAAAGAAAAGAATGTAGTACCAGATGATAATGTAAAATTTATATCTTCGATTTGCTCAAAGTATTATCCATTAGGTAAAAAAGAAAATGATATTTTAGAGATATTCCTGTACGCAGGAGAATAAGTGTTCATGGCAAGCAATCATAGGTTTTACCCCCGACATTTCTATGTTGGGGTTTTATTTTATATCCCTAAAAACTTGCTGAAAGTACGGAACTTAGCTGCGCGGTCAGATAATCCATTTGTTCCCCCGTTGATTCGCTTTGTGATTTCTACAAGTGTATCGTAGTAGTTTCTGCTATCTGTCATCTTCCAAAGGTTATTCCTTTCAAAAAACCAAAAGGCGCTATGCATTGGATATTTGGTAGCTACCAGGTCTGGATTGTTAAGTAAGTCCTCTCCTACATACGTACCAAATATAGCGTAGTTAGTCCTCCCTGTAAGCTGTAAATAACCTCTACCTCTATACTTCCAACCATCCCCACTCTGCTCATTACCATTCCCCATCCTATTAGCGTAAACCCTGTTGGCTATCTGCTCCGGTTTGCGAGCATACTGATTAGCCGTAGGTACATCCTTAAAATACTTCTTGAATACTTTTAACAGCCCACTGACGCTGTAGTTTAGATTCTCTCTGATGGCTGTAAAGTTAGCAGACTCATGCGCCACTTGACAAAGGAACTGGGCAAGCATAACATTATTTTTAGGGCCTCCGTATCTTTTTACGCAAGCCTCAAGGTCGTCATAAACCTTTAACGGAATCTTCTCTCTAAGTTTGCTGATGTCCATCTTTATCGGTAGTATCGTTAGTTACAATATTATAACCTTTTATATATTTAAGCAACTTTTTTTGTGCAGCAAGTATAACCTTGTACGCATTCCCCTTTACCACATTCATCTCCACTAACTCGTCGTCATAAGTCCTAAACTCCGGCTCACAAATTTCGGCAATTGTAGCTAACAACATACACTGCGTTTCAATAATTTGCAGCAGCTCATTATCTGTCTCAGAATAAAACTCTTGCAATTCTTTTTCTTCTGTCATAACTATCTTGGATTACTTGAAAGAATGGGTCTCCTTTGTTTTATAGTAAGGTCAGATGCTCGCTTCCTTCCAGTAGCCCCACAATTACAACACCTGAACTGCATATAAGCATTTACTGTCGTATAGTATTTTTTGCCCTGCTCTTCTAGCTTATCACTTCCGCAAGTCGGACACCTGTGCGTATTCTCATCAAGTATAAACAGCGATGTGTTCGGATGAGGTTTAATCCAAGGGCGAAGCATAAGGTACGTCTCCTCAAGAATCTTTACGTCATTGATGTTGTAGTCGAGCATCTTTTTTAGGGATTCACTATCACCAATATAGCATTTTGTCCATAGCGAAAATCCCTCGTGCTGCGTCTTTCTAGGCAGCCCTAACATACGGTTCACAAACTCTAGCTTATTTGACGTAAATGAGAAGTTCCTCTTAATATGTTTAAGGGTATCTATGGATTGGTACGGTAGCGGAGGATTCATCCCATTTAACAGAAACCTTGTATTCAGCTTAGGTATATCGAACTTATCTCCATTATGGGCTATTACTATATCTGCCTCATTTAGCAACTCCCATATACCTTCCATAATGCGCTTGTCGTCTTGTTCTACGGCCTCTTTTGGTGTAAGACATCCTGAGTATACCTTATCCTCAAACAGCCATTTAGCGGCCCATGTAAGCACAAACCAATCGCTTTGTATTTGGTCAATGGATACATTCTGATTCCATATCCCCCATACCCATCCGCGGATAGGCGCTGTTTCAATATCTATGATTAGTATTTTAGCGCCCGTTTCAATAACTTCAAACTTGGGACTATTCCTAGTATCGTATGTTTTAGGGGTTTCAAATCCTTTTATAGTAAGTCTTTCTCTGTTTTGTTCGCCTGAATGACCTCTACGGTATCTTACCATATTTCTAACCTGCTCTACAGACTTAAACTTATCCTTGTTTTCCTCGTATATCTTTCTTGCTAAGGTATAGTCTTTCAGGTTTTTGTGATGCTTACAATACTCGGTTACTATGTCGGAAAATTGGTTTATCATTCGATTATCTTGTCAAGGTTAATATTGTAGTCTCTAGCTTGCCCCCAAAGATACTCCCAAACTTTATCTATGGTATCGCTATCTGGAAAGTTCTTTCTACCATTTAGAAGCACCTCATGTAGCATACAAGCCATATCTAGCGACGCTTGATAACGAGCCAAATCCATCCTGTCATCAAAATCATCTAAATCGAATGTAATAGTAGCTGTTGCCATGTGTAGCCGGTTATTAAAGCAATTATTAAATATACGACTTTTGTCATCCAAAAGCTATATTTATATAAAAATTTATCTATTTTACTATTAGTTGTCTTAGATTTATAATCTACAGGTAAAAACCTGAGAATATTAAGGGTTATGTCGTAAAACATACCCCTGCAACAGGCGTAATACAAGGCATAAATAACTACATGATGAGGCCATACTTCATCGTAATAATCTAAAGATACAGCTAAACAAACACCAAATAATATAACCCCTATAGTGTAAGTCCATAGTTTGTTTACATTAGTAGCACCAAATGACAACAAGATTCTACCAAACTCAATAGCAGCTGCTACAAGGGCCGCTGCTATAGGTGCTAACAAACTAATCATTTTTATCTATTTATCTGTTATGATAAACCAAACGTCGTGATGCTCAGGCCATAATAGTGCCCAGAAAAATATACTACCAAATACAAACCAAACGATTGCGAACTGGAACCATCCCGTCTTAACATATGGAATGTTTACATCTGATTTAACGTATCTAAACCCACCCCTGTAATTTAATGGCTCTTTCACCCAGCTTCCTGATTTAGACGCTATATAGGCAAGAATTAAAAACGCGACAATAGGCAGATAGCAAAAAGCTAAAGCCACGAACATATCGTAACTTTCTTCAATTGGAGCTAATTTATACATATTAGAATAATTTAAAAAGTAAAGCTATCTGTTTGCGGAAAATCCAAATCAAAAGCAGTATTACTATCCAAAATAACCAATCCCTTTGGCCTTTATATTTGTCGCATTTATTATTCAGTTTAGCGACATTCTCAATCTCTTTATTAAGTTTCGCGCTCAGTAAACTTGACAATTTTTGGCAACTATCAAGGATTACTTGAGTCTTTGCTGTATTCTCCTGGGTCTTTACTATAATCTTTGTGTTCGTCTTTGCAGGAAGCTGCTTGATTACAGTCTTAATACTATCAATAACAACAGTATCACATCCTTCGTTTAATAAGCTGTCAATTTTTAGACTAAGCCTTGTGTATTCGTTTTCGTAAGCGCTGAGAAGATTATAATCAACAGTTAAAATAGTATCAATAGTTTCCTTAATTGGAAACCTTTCAGCGCATTCCTTTGCAGCAGATTCTGGAAGATTGTCCATAATCCGGTGCAACCTCTTTGGTGTACTGCATGATACTAAAAAGTATAGTACCGATAAATATAAATATTTCATATTAAAAGAAAGATAATACTACTCCGCTTAGTCCTCCGATGATTGTATACGCTGCATCTCTCCAATCGAACTTACCATAGTCTAACACATCCTTAAATTCCTTACCTAATGCAGCAGCCAAAACGGCACTTAATACCCAAAGCCAACAGTACTGAACATCTACTGCCTTAAACAGAATAAGGGCAAAGAAGCTAACCCATACCCCTGCCCAAAAGTGCATCTCTTTATCCTTCGGAGTCATTTTTTTTATCTGCTTTAGTGGCCCCAAAATAATATCCTATCACACCTGCTAAAGCACCTCCAAAGATGAAGCCTCCTGTTGTTAATACTAAATCGTGATTCTGCTCAGGTATTGGTCTTACTTGAAGCAGATACATAAGAATAAAACATCCTACGACAACTATTATTGCAATGCTGTTACGGATGTCTGTTTTCGTTAATCGTTTTAACCATTCCGGCATATTACTTCTTTTTAAATATATTCTTAATAAACTCAGATACTTTATCCCAGTGGGCTATGATTACACTTATTGAAGCAAGACAGCTAAGGATTACCGGTATGCTGTGGCTGCTGATTGCAGCTAATATGCTTCCTATCCACAGGCTAATGAGTTCAATCTTGTACGTCATCTCATGTATTATTTTCTACAAAGTAAATATAAATCTGTATATCTCCTAAATGATATTCATCAACACTTTGCCTATTTTATAGTATTACAAGATTCTATGGCCCTTTTATTGTGGTCTTTGTCTATTGTATTTAGCAACCAAGCGAGTTTCCTTCCTAGAAAACTAAGGGTATTTGTTTGTTCGTTTTTGCCTAACACGTGACTAATCGTTACATCTTCATTCCCGAACTTGTAACCGTTCTTTTTAATTAATGTTACATTGAAAAGATGCTCGCATACTACATTACCGAACTGGTCGATACTCTTTGCCATGCGGAACAAATACTTATCTATCCCCTTAAAAAGTGCGGTGATTATCTGAAAACTAAATCCTATTGGTAGCACTATTGCTGATAGAATTAAGGCTACTATCAGTAATATAAACCCTCTCATTTTTTAAATGCCTCCATAAGCTCCCCAAGAATCATAGGAGTGCAAAGGTTTTGCATCCTTACAGCTACAGGTGTAGTGCTTGAGGATAGTTCTGTAACGAATTGTGATGTGGTGAATAGGGCTGTTCCTACAGTTCCATTATCGTATGTAACACCATTTCTTACGTTTGCTGCTACAGGCATAACACAAGTACCTGTCAGACTATTCCCAGGACCATATACAGTGTTAAATCTTACATTGTTTTGTGCAGGTTGGTTAGGCACTGTATCTGCTGAATAGAGTGTTCTTGCCACACCACCACTTGTAAAGAATGCAGCTGATGTAGTGTTGTTCTTATCCAGCCAAACGATAGGAGCAAAGATTGCCATCTTACCGTTATTGTTCACCATGTTGCCATTTAGATACACCTGACCGTTTGCGTTTGTCATTCTTATTGCTTCTGATGATGAGGATGCTGTTGCAGTACCTGTCACATTTACAATATTAGCTGAAGATGATGCTATCCCAGCAAGAGTTCCTGCTGTTAGGTTCCCCGTTACATTATTTATAGGAGCTGAAGTTTCTATACCAACAGATGTTGTTCCACCTAATAAAGTACCATTAACTGTTAAAGATGTTCCTGAAAATAAAACACCTTGATTAGTCGCTGTTGACTGACCACCTGTTACATTACCTGTAATAGTAAGTGTTCCTGCTGATTGGTTTACTCCTCTATTAGAGCCACCTGTATTTAAACCTCCAACAATATTTCCTATTACTATTGTATTTCCATTTGATGATAATAGAGCTTGATTTATTGCTTGATTTGAGTTTCCACCATTCAAATTACCTGTTATTGTTATTAAACCAGAAGACGATTTTAATATACAAGTGGTAGATGAAGTATTCCCTGATAACCTTCCATTAAAATTTGTTCCTGATAAATTTAAGTTACAATTCCCTGAATAATTTATTAAAGTATCTCCATTAAAACTTCTTGGCTCAACATTCCCACCCAAACTAATCGTAACAGTTCCTGTTGTTGCTGTTACCTGAATAAGATTTGTAGCACCTGGTACTAATGGAGATGATGAAGTGACAGTTCCTGTAACCCCTGCTGTATTGAAGTTAAAACTACCACCTGCTGTAATACCAGTTCCTGCTGTACTTCTAAGCGTTAATACAGTAAAACTAACATCTACATTCACTGTAAATGTATTGCTATACACATCATCAGCAGCAGTAGGTAGAGCACCTGTATTCCATACAGTTACATCCGACCAGTTTCCATTCTTCGTAGCACGAACATCTGCCATTACGAGTTATTGTATTGTGAAATAATGTTTCCTGCTGTTACATCTGTCAGCGTGTTCTTGAGCCTTACAGCAAGAGGGTCAGAGCTTGCGTTAATACCACTTATTATGTCAGCACTTGTAAGCTCTCCTGTTCCCACTGTGTTGTCTGTAGGCACATCCTTTCTTGTGTTAGCAGCACTTACCGTTACCATTGTTCCTGTTAAAGATAGAGCAGGACCAAATGTTGTTCCAAACCTTACATCTGTTTGAGCAGGAAGGTTAGGTGTGCTATCTGCTGAATAAAGGAACTTGTAATTGCCACCTCCTGTATCCATTCTCCAAAGAGTTGTTGCTGTATTAGAGATGAATATGTTAGGACACCATATAGCCATTCTTCCAAGTGTGTTGTACATGTTGCCTGTTAGGTTGACCACTTGTGTTCCTGTGCCTGCTAATTGTATTCCGATATTTACATTAGAAGCATAAACATCGCCTGTAACGGTAACTGTTAATGAGTTGTTAGTTGTAGTTGAAATTCCAGCAGCACTACCAGCAAATACATTTCCTACTATTGTGCTACTTGCTCCTATATTTAAACCTAAACTTATATTACCTATAACATTACCATTAACATTAACGCCTCCCACTGTCGCTTCTACACCCCTTGCACCACTGCCACCCCCACCTGTAACATTACCATTAACAGTTCCTAATGTACCACCAAAGTTAATACCGTGAGCAGTAGAACCACTACCTCCTGTTACATTCCCATTGATGGTGAATTGTGAAGCTGCTCCTGTGAGAGAGATGCCATGAACTGATGAACCTGTACCACCTACAACATTTCCTGTTACTGTTACGTTACCTGATGATTGTGATATACCAAGACCAGCAGAACCTCCTGAAACATTACCTATTATTACAGAGTTTCCAGATGTTGAGAATAATCCATTAGAAGTTGAACCTCCCCCTCCAATTAAATTACCTGTTACGGTTATTGTGCCTGTAGATGACTTATTTATACACAAGGAATTATTAGCACCACCACCATTAAAATTAACCCCTGACAAATTAAAATTGCAATTTCCCGTATGATTAAATATCTGAGAAGCAATCCCTAACCCCGTCACACTACTCCCCAAATTAAGCGTTACAGTGCCTGTTGTAGCAGTGACAGTAATAAGGTTTGTAGCACCTGCTGATAGAGATGCTGATGTGGATGTACAAGTTACAGTCACTCCTGCTGTGTTGAAGTTGAATGAGCCGCCTGCTGCTAATGCTGCTGTGCCTGGTTGGTAGAGTTCGAGTTCTGTGATACCTACCCTTGTAGCTGAGCCACCGTTTAATGATATGTTTATTCTATAATATCTATATGCAGTAGGGTTGCTTATAGAACCGCTTGAATAAGAGCTTGATGCCGCTATACCAGCACCTAATGTTACTGTATGTAATGTTGTCCAAGTTGTATTATTTGCACTTCCTTCAAATGTCCAGTTACGTGGGTTAATAGCTTGGACATCTCCTCCAAATATTGTATAAGCGTCTATTATAACACTTGTTCCAAAATCCATCGACAACCATCCTGTTGTTGTATTAGTTGCTGTTGCCCAACCTGTACTAGTCGTATAAACTCTATCAAATGCTCTAAAAGCATCACTTCCTGCTAATATACTACTCGCAGCAGCAACAAACGGACTTGGAGCATTGTTAGCCGTCATAGCAGGTGTAGCAATATCCCTTGCTCTAGCACTATTGCTCATACTAATATAGGTAGCATCAGCCACCATATTAACAGTAAAGCCATTAGTGAACACAGAGTCAGCAGATGTTGGTAAGCCTAATGTCCCACCATCATTCCAGGTACTCACGTTGTTATTATCACCATTTATGACCGCCCAGCGAGTTGGCATTATACAATTGTTTTTCTTCTACTTATATTTTTAATTTCTTTCAAGTCGCAAACACCTACCTTATCCCATCCCAAAACCATACAACTATCATTACTATTCCTGCTATCGTAAACCTTAGATATTAAATCATCATCAGTCAAAGGAGGTGAATCAGGGTAAAACCAAAGACAACTTGATTTCCTTGCTTTTAACACAACCCTTCTTACTTCAGGATTTCGCTTCATTTGCAGAACATCACCATTCTTGTATGTAAATTCATTTTTCATATCTATGCGTATGTATGCGAACTGAAATTAGTCCAATCTGTTCCACCAGCAGGCTGTGCTGTTGCTGTTGCACTAACACTACCATCTGCTGCTATTGTAAGCCTTGTAATAGTCCATACAGCTGATGCCTCACTGCTACCTACAAGAGCAACACCGCAGTATAAATACAAATTAGCTGTAGCAAACCTCCTTATTGTATTGTAAGGATTGAAAGCATCCCACGCATAACCATTCCACTTCCAAGAAACTCCTCCTGAAGTGTAAACCTGATTAAGCGTTGGACTGGATGGAAAATCTAAAGCCATTAAATATCTATTTGATAAGCGTTAATGAATATGTCATCCACCTCACTATCTGATAATCCTAACACCACCTGAATCATACTCACAGTTGGGCTTGTTCTTTCGATGTTATTAGAATAATCCCAAGCGTATTGAGCCTTAATTTTAAACTCCTGTTCTGCCTGTGTGCTGTCAGGAAGAGCATTTAAAGCTGCTGTTACGTTAGCTTCTAAGTTCAGAATAGCTAACTGCGCTCTTAACTGCCATCTTGTAACTCTTACAGGAACACCATCCACCACATCCTGTACA